GCCCCTCGCATCTTCATAGCCACATGGTGTGGCTGTGAGTCAACTGTAAATCAATAAAATGAAAACAGACAAGAAAAGACAAGAAAAGTTCGTGTCAAGACTCGAATCTATCGGCGTCCTTCATCAGGATGCGGTAGAGCTGGCTGCTCTCACTTTAAAGTGGGTAGAAAAGTCCGGTGAAGAATGGACTGTCAAGCGTTTTAAGGCTTTAAAGCTTGAGTTCATCACCGGTACTCTTGTTAATGACTGCGTCGTGAGACGCGCTCCTTGGGTTTCCAGGAGGCCTGATGGATCAATTTCTGGTCCATTACGGCGCTTGTGGGTGGATCCACATTATGTGAAGCACCCCCAAATTACTCTGAATGCCCTCCAGATTTACTCTAGTTTCGTGGCTTCTCAAGCCACAGAATCTCAGACAAGTAAGTTTCTCAAGTCCGCTCGCGCGGAGTCGGTAGACATGCCGATTGAGCTTTTAGCTTACATAGGGAGATCTTCCTTGGGTGGAAAGATCAGGATTTCTCCTGGTTCTACCCCGTACTGGACGGTTTACCGGTCCCCGGTTAAACGGGTTCCCGGTTTAGTAGGGACCTCCCCAGAGGCAGATTTATCTGCCGATCTGGAGTTTTCTGCAAACTCAGAGGTTGTGGAAGGAATGTACACTCATAATTTCGAGGCGATGAGCCTTTGTCTTTCTGAGGACCTCCTTCTCGCATGGAAGAGGGATGGCGCACAGCACCCTTTTGTGGGTACTGTTTCATTCATCCAAGAAGCTGGGTATAAGCTGCGAGCTGTCGCCAACCCTACAAGGTTAGTTCAACATGCTCTGTCTCCTCTTAAGGATTGCTTGGGAGAAATCCTTCGCACCTTTCCTGAAGACTGTACCCATGATCAGGAGTCTGGAATTCGTTGGTGTCAATCCCAACTCCAGACCGGGAAGACCTTGTCCTCCATCGACCTGTCAGATGCCACCAACCTGTTTCCCTTTGGGTTTCAGGAGGAGGTGCTCTTTCGGATCGAGGAATTGATTGAGAATCAAGAAACCAAGGTCTGGTTCCGTCAACTTTGTTCCATATTCAAGATGGCTGCGAAGTCACCTTGGAGGCTCCCGGATGGTACATCCTTGACATTTCGTCGAGGACAACCCTTGGGGCTTGGACCATCGTTCTTTCTGTTCGCTTTGTCACATCACTTAATCCTCAGATCCCTGGCGGGACGAGGTAAGTACGTGATCCTCGGTGACGACGTTGTCATCTCCGATCCAAAACTCGCGGAGAAATACCGTAAGTTGATGGTCAGAATTGGCTGCTCAATCTCTGAGGAAAAATCGATCGTTTCTCAGCATATTGCTGAGTTTGCTTCGAGACTAATCCAACCCACTTGCGTTTTACGTCAGTGGAAATGGAGGGAGATCACAAGGTCCAATGTAATCGACATTTGTCGAAACATGGGACCGGCATTCCGCAGTCAGGTTAAGAAACCTCTGCTAAATGTGATAGACGCCATTGCCCCAATACCGAAAGAATTCGGTGGGCTTGGTTGGAACCCAAAGGGTATTCCAATGTCTGCTCGGATCGATACATCAGTGGCAAACCACTTGATCCATTCCTTGAAAGAGGACTTGATCATTTTAAGACGGTGGAGACAGTGTGCTGTTTCAGATTTTCTGTCAGCATACACCTCTTTTCGGGGTACCCACCCCGATGTGAGGATGCTCCATCCCTTTCTTGACAAGGATTATGTGACTACCATGAAGATTACTCTCTCCTTGATGGAGGAGGAGCAAGAATCATGGGCTTCACATATACTTCGAAGCCAATTAAGGGAGTTGTTACATTTGGACCGACCTGGTCCAATGTACGGTGAAACCGTGCTCTGGCCGAGGGGTGTTGATACACCCCCTGGTTACATTGCATGGGGACCACCACCCAATCCGTGGCGAACAGACACTACTTCTGGTATTTACCAGGTAGTTGCCCGATTACTTAGGGGTGAGAGATGTTCAGTGCTCACTTGACAC